GGCAACCGCGATGGCCGTCCGGCTGGACAGGGCGATGCCGTTGGCCGTGCCGGCCAGGATCTTCGGCACCTTGCCGCGCAGCAGCTTGTCAAAGTCAATGTCAAACAGCAGCGTGTTGGGCGTGGTAGCTGCGGTCTGGCCCAGCATGGCCGTGCCTTCCCAGAGGCGGCCCGATTCGGTTCCCTTCACGGTGGGCAGGGATTGGACGGTCGTGCCGGACACGCTGTCACCGTTGTCCATCCGCACGGACGTGCCGCCGGTGCCGCCGGTGCCGGCGCTGGTCAGCTGGAACAGGCCGAATTCGCCAATGGTCGCGGTGGTGGCCAGGACCGTCTGATAGACCAGCAGCCGGCGCAGATAGCAGTTCAGGCTGGCGCCGGCGTTGATCTCAATGACATGGTCATTGGCGGTTGCGATGGCCAGGCCGCCGAAGGCATGGGTGAGGGCATAGGTGGCGAGGTATGGCTCGCCGTTCAGGATGACTTCGTCTTCCACGGCGTTGATGCCGATGGACCGCTGGAACGTATGGGCCTTCTTGCCTGACCCCTCGCTGATGTTGACGAATGATTCAGGCATCGGAAGCTCCAATCAGCGGCAGATGGGGTGGCGTGCCGGCCAGGCTGGCCGTGCGGCCACGGTCATCAATCAGCAGCGGCCGGCCAGGGCCGCCCAGCAGGGCGCGCAGATCACGGCTGCCGTCGACCAGCGGCGCCCTGCGGATGGCCTTCTCAATGGCGGCACGCCGCCGGCGGAACCGGCTGCGGCGATGGACCAGGGCGATGATCCGGCCGCCCTGGAGCTCCACCCGGAAATCGTGGGCACGGCCGCCCAGCCATTCGGGCCAGGTGCCTGACCCCACGGCGTCGCTGACATCCCAGATGTCGCGCAGCCGGCCGCCGGCGGCTTCATGGGCGCCGAAGTCCACCAGGCCCAGGACGTTGCCGGCGGCGTCGCGGGCGATCATGGAATCCAGCGTGGCCGTCACCACGCCGGCGGCGTCATAGGCCAGCAGGCAGCTGATCACATTGCGGCCTGGGTCAGGACGTAGTAGCGGCCAACCGCGTTCTGGCTGACAGCTGACGCGCTGTCACCTCCCAGGCCGACCACGCAATTGCCGGAACCATCCAGGGCGTCACGGAACCGGATGAAGACATCGGGAGCCACGAACACGGCCGTGACGGCGCCGCCGGACGACGTGGACGCGTATTTGAAGCCGCGCAGGATGTAGCCGCCCAGGCCCTGCTGGGCCGTGGTGGTGGCCGTCTGGGCGCCATAGCCCAGGAAGGCGGGGGTGACCGGGAGGGCGCCCAGGCCCGTCAGGGTGACCGTGGTTTCGTTGCTGCTGACCGATCCAATGGTCACGGCCAGGGTGCCGCTGGCCGCGATTTTGAAGATGTCGCTGGTGCCGTCGATGATCACGGTGGCGCCATCGGCGCTGACCACCTTCAGGCCGTAGTTCTGGCCGAAGGCCGTGCCGATCTGGCCCAGCTGGACGCGGGTGACGCCGGCGGCATCGCCCACCGTCAGGCCGTAGGTGCCGACCACCGGACTGACCAGCAGGCCGCTGCTGGGTCCGGGGAAGACGGGGCCGATGCTAGGCATGGCCGATCCCCGGCGGCTTGGCGCCGAAGGCCACCTTCCAGGTGGCGTAGCCGCCTGACACCTGGCTGCGATCCACCTGGAAGATCAGAAACGACTGGGCGGCCAGGCCCAGCGCAGGATTCGTGATCTGGACAGTCTGGCCGGCCGCCCACCCGGCCACGCTGTCCACATCGAACGTTCCCCGGATGACCGGCACGGATCTCGGCGCCAGGTAGGCCCAGCCGTAGGCCAGCATGTTGGACAGGCTGGTGCTGTCGGACACGTCCAGCTGGTCGGCCAGCCAGCCGTAGACCGCGACGCCCTGACCCCAGACAACCCAACCGGTGCCGGCCGGCGTCGACCCCCGGACGAACACGGCCGTGCGGATGGCCGAATCGTCATAGGTCAGCTGGAGGTTGGACGCGGCCACCGTGGTGCCGCTGGCCACCGTGCTGATGTTCTTGGGCGCCGGGTTGGTTTCGGTCAGGAAGTAGTGCAGGAAGCCGCTGGGGTCCACGTAGTAATGGCGCTCGCCCTGGGCGTCGCCGTTGGCCATCAGCGCCACCTGTTCGATGGCGCTGCGCAGGGTCTGGCTGCCGAAGGCCATCGCCGGCATCCCGACGTTGGTGGCCTGGACATAGGTGCTGACGTTCAGCTGGCCGACCAGGTAGGTGCTGACCAGCGACTGGATGATGGCCTGGTCGGACATGCCGGCTGGGTAGCTGATGGCCGGCGTGATGATGGACGCGTCCAGCATGGACGCGCTGCCGGCGGCCTGGAGCGCCGTGGCCTGGCCCTGCTGGCCGAAGGCCGGCACGGCCGTGCGAGCCGTCAACCAGCCGTCGAATTGGGCCGGCGGCGATGCCGTGTCATCAATCACCTGGACGCGGGAACGGGCGGCCAGCAGATAGGCCAGCGTGGGGTCTTCCAGCTGGGCCTGGAAGGTGCCCACGGCCGCGTCAATGCCGCTGCCAATCTGCAGCGTCTGGGCCGGCACGCCGGCACCGTTCGGGCCTTTGGTCACGTCCAGGCCGCCGACAAAGATGTGGAAGCCCGGTGGGGTGATGACCGTCTGCAGGGCGCACATTTCGGCCAGCAGCGGCATCAGACGCCAATCCCGGCCGGCGTGCGGCGCAGCCGAAAGAACAATCCCCGGTCGATCATGTCCAGGATGTCCTGTTCGCTGACGCCCTGGATGGTGACGCCACCGGACGATGTCAGACGGTCCTGGGCTCCAGGCCGCTGGACCTTCTCCCCACCGTGGGCAACCACCAGCTGCGGGGCGCCGATGGGTCCGGGGACGATGCCGCCGGCAGCGAAATGCGGGAACCAATCCGGCAGGCTGATATTCGGCATGTGGATGTTGCCCAGCATGTCAATGGCCTTGCCGGCCCAGCTAAACAGCTGCTGCAGGGCGCCGACCAGGACGCCCACGGCGTCACCGATGTGGCCAAACATGCGCCAGATGAAATCCATCAGCGCCTTGTTGCCGGTGATCATTCCGAAGACCTTGCCCAGGGCGTCCAGGACGCCGCCCAGAACGGACACGAACAGCGACAGGACGCCGTGAACGAACCGGGTCACCTGGTCGATCAGCGGCCGGTTCTCGCTGACCCATTTCTGGATGTTGTGGATCACCTGCAGGACGATGGGCAGCACGTTGACGCGCAGGAAATTGAAGAAGTCCGTGAGCATCGGCAGCAGGGCCGATCCCAATTCTTCGGACACGTCGTCCAGGGCAATCTGGAAGGATTCCTGGGCGCCGGCGGCCGTCTTGCCGTAGGCGGCTGCCTGGCCGGCGGCCTTCTTCTGGATGGCCGCCATCCGTTCCTGTTCGGTTGCCGTCTTGGGCAGGACGATGCCCAGCTGTTTGAGCACCTTGGCGTTGCCGTCCATCCCCTTGGACACCATCAGCGACGCGTCGGTCAGGCTGATCCCCTTCAGCCTGGCCACGTCCATGGCCACGCCCACGATGTCCTGGGCCTTGGCCGTGTCGTGGTACTTCGTGACTAGCAGGGCCAGGCTGTTGCGCTGTTCGTCATCGCTGAAGGCCAGGGCTTCCCGCTTGCTGATCAGCGATTCGATGGCGTCGGTGTTGCCGGTGTAACCCTTCACGTTGGCGCGGAGCGCGGCGTCCAGCTTCTCCACGTTCTTTTGTTCGTCGGCCGCGTTTTTCATGGACACGCCGAGAATGCCGACCAGCGCCGCGCCGCCGGCGATCACGCCGCCGATGCCGATTTTGGCCAGGGTGCCCAGGGCATCCTTCAGGCCGCCTGACTTCTTGGCCGTCTTGTCCAGGCTGTCGTGAAGGTGATTCACCTCCCGCGATGCCAGGTCACGGGCCTTCAGGACCAGGGCCAGATCCACCTCACTTCCCGGCATGGGTCACCCCCAGGAAGTGCACGGCATCACGGAAGTCGTCGGCCGGCCAGCGTCGCACCTGGTCGGGGGTCTGGCCGTACGTGGCCGCCACCAGGTGGACCAGGACGCGGTTGGGGAAGCGAACCGGCTTGCCGTCCACGTATCGCAACAGGGCGGCCTTCAGCGCGGGGGGAGGCGAGATATCGCGGTCAACGCCTCCCCCAGCATCAACACGGCGCCTTCCTTGGGGTCCACGTCGGCCAGCCGTTCGGCCACGTTGCCGTCCATGTCGGGAAGGTTGTGGCTGATGATCAGCCGGTCAAAGGTGGTGAAGACGCGCCGAAGGTCATCGGCCTTGGACGCGTCGGAGAGCTCCAGGTCAAACATCACCTGGGCCGGGAAGTCAGCGCGCGCGGTCAGCTGCCAGCCGGCGAAATCCCCGCTGCCGGTGACGCTGACGGTGCGCGGCGCCGGCGCGTGGGCGGCCTTGGGCTTCAACAGACGCGGCGCCGCCGTCACGGTAGCGCCGCCAGGCTATTGGTCAGCTGGAAGTCAATGCCGTTGGTGCCGTCATCGGCGCCGTGGGCAACCACCTTCCAGAGGTTGATGCCGTTGTCCTCGGCGCTGATGATCTCCGGTTCCTCATACAGGACCGGCGTGCTGATCTGGGCGCTGTAGTTCGTGGACCCCAGCGTCGGACCCTGGGCGCGCAGCCGAAGCCAGGACATCGTGGCCGCGATGCCCTTGTCGTAAAACTCGGACACGGCCTGGGCGATGGACTCCACGGTCATCGTCAGCTTCCAGCTGATGTCTGTTTCCACGCTGCCGGCGCCGTACATGTTGCCGTCCATGTAATGGCGCCAGACCAGGCCCGTCATCACTTCCAGCTCCCAGGCCACCAGGAAGTTGGGAATGATGCTGGCCGCCGTCAGGCCGGCAAAGGTGTTGGCCTGTTTCAGCGTCCACAGGTCACCGGGGATCTTCGTGGCCAGGTTGGCCGCCGGCGCCGCCTTCGTGGTCTTCAGGGCGCGCTGGCCGAAGCCTTCAAACTCCAGGCTGGTCACGTCCCCCAGGGCCGCTGCGATTTTGAAGCTCTTTAGCTGGCCGTACTGGATGCGCCAATCCTGGATGTCGTCCCCGGCGTCAATGCTGAATGACTCCGGGTTGTTCAGGGCCGTGGGCGATGGGGTCAGTACCCAGGCCTTGTCGGCGCCGGCGCCGGTGCCGGTCGCGCCGCCACGCAGCTGGCTGCCGGGGACCACCAGGTCGTCATAGCCGATTCCCGATTCGGACTGCCATTTGAAGGTCACGTCCTCGGTCGTGCTGGTCGCGCGGCGCGTCCTGAAGCGTCGGCCGGTGTTCTCGCCTTCATGGAAGTTCAGGCCGAATTCCGGCGCGAACATTCCGGTGCCAGAGCCGTATAGCTGACGCGTCGGCGCCACCGGCGTGCCGTGGACCGTCTCCTTGCCGACGTTGAAGTACGTGAAAATCTGGGTGCCTGGCATGTCCCTATCCCTTCATGGCGTCGGCCAGCAGGCGGACCATTTCGTCGGCCGCTCCCTGGACCAGCTGCTGGATGCCGGCCTGCGACGCCATCACGCCGCGATGGAAAAAGGGGTCACCCCGGAAGCCGGGATGTTCGGACGCCGTGGCGAATCCGGTGATGCCGGCTTCCTTCTTGCGGCCACCCCACATGGGCATCACCTTGCCGCTGCCGCCACCGGCCGGGATGTGGTGGGGTCGGACGCCGCCGATCACCAGGTTGGAACCGCTGCCGGTGGTCCGCACGCCGGCCACCGTGTTCAGGCCGAATCCCGCGAATCGGACCTTCACCCGGTCGCGCATTTTGCCGGTGCGGTTGTGCGGCTTCAGCGCGGCACGGACGTTCTTGCGGACCAGGTTGGCGGATTTCCGCATCGCGGGGGAGACGGCCTTGCCGGCCAGGCTTTTGAAATTGGCGTCCTCGAGGGCCCGCGCGGCCTGGTCGAAATCGTGGTGGTCAATCGTGAATTCGGGCATCACGCAACCGCCTGCCACGGCTCGGACGTGGTCACGCCCACCTGGAGCTCCACGCCGGCATAGTCCTTGTCAGCGAACCGCAGATAGCCGATGGAGTAGCCATCCACGCTGGCGCGGGTGACGCTGGGCACCGTGCCGCCGAATTGGACGGCGCCGCGCAGCTGGTCGACCAGGACCGTCGTCCACCTCTGGACGGCTGCGGCGTCACGGGCGATATCGCCGGCCTGGCTGTAGTAGAACCGGGCGACGAACCGGTGATCCATGATCCGGGTCGTATTCCGATTCACGTCCCGCGTGCCGGTGCCGGCGTAGACGATCATGCAGGGTAGGGGTGGCATCGCGTTCAGCGGCCGGCCAGGATCACCGGCCGTCGACACCCGGATGTTCTGCATCCCCGAAGGTGGCGTCACCAGGCCAGGCGCATAGCGGCCGGCGATGGCCTGGCTGATGGCGTACAGGTCAGGCAAGGTGGGGATGCCGGTAGCTGTTCAGCACCTTCAGCTGGGGACTGCCGATGCCGAAGAAGTCCTTCCACGGCGCGATGGCCAGGGCGTCGGCGCCGATCACGCTGCTGCCGCCGTCTGACATCGACTGATAGGCGGCCACCACGCCGTCAATGACCACGGACTGGATGTCCGGTGGCGTGGCCGCGAAGCCGAAGTCCCCGGTGATGGTGCAGCCGTTCTCGGCCGTCCTGAATCCCGAGACCGCCAGCGCGACGCGGCTGATCCTGACTTCAAAGAACGGCCACCCCTCACCGTTGGACTCCGGCTTCGGCCGTAGCAGCCGGTCGGCCGCCGGCACGCTGATGTACGTGCCGCCGGCGTCGGGCTGATGGGTCAGGGCCACCCCCATGCTGGTGATGGTCCTGACGCCGCGCGGGATGCGAAGCGTCCAGCCGGCCACCGTGTCAAAGACGTAGGTGACGCCGGCTTCGGGGACCAGCTTGCGGCCGGTGTATCCCTGGACCCAATCGCTGATTTCGTTGATCAGTTCGCTGACCAGGGCGTCATCCACCGAATCGGTGACGCCCAGACGGGCCTTCACCTGGGCCGACGTTGCCAGCTGGTCGGCCATCAGTTGGTGGACGCTCCCACGCTGTAGGTGATGGGGTTCGCATTGTTGTGAGTGACGTTGACGCGCCAGGACCGTGGCAGGAACGACGCGCCGACCAGGTTGGTGGCCGGCGCCGCGCCGGGATAGATCATCAGCGTGGTCGTGCCGTTGGCAACCAATGCGGCCGACGCGAGGATGGGGAAATACTTGCCTGACACGGAATCCTTGCCTTCAATGGCCACCGTGATGGAACCGGTGCCGGCATTGGTCACGTCGACGATCACGTAGGCGCCGGTGTTGAAGTAGTTGGACAGATCCGCTGACTGATTGGACGCCGTCCGCGACGCCGAAGTCAGGATGGTGATGTTCTGGTTGAAGGCGAACAGCGGGGAAGCCAGGCCGATATCCGTGGTCAGGGTCAGGACGGCCGTGCCGGTTGCGATGGCCGTGATGTTGACCCGGACGGCTCGCACGCCATAGGTGGCGATCAGGAATTTCCTGGCCGTGCCAATCACGTTCCATGACACGGCCGCCGTGTTCTGGGTCTGTTCCCAGCACATGAACGTGTCGGCAGCACGCCACAGCGTGCCGTCCATGCTGACTTCAATCTGACCGCTGAGGCCGGAGAACGTTCCGGACAGATCGAGCGTCACCACGCCGGCGCCGGAACACGCCAGCTGGGTGGTGGTGTCGGGAGCGGCCGAAACCGCTCCCGTCACGCTGTTGGGTGAAGCCAGATCAATGTCAACAGGCATCGGCCGACCCTTTAGGTCAGCGTGATCTTCAGGCCGCCCAGGCGGGCACCGACGCCCAGGTAGGCCCAGAGGCCCACCCGGATGGACTGCGGACCCACCACCTGGTCATAGGTGAATTGGGCGATGGACGATTCAAAGATCACGTAGTCAGTCGTGTTGGCGTAGACGGCCACGTTGGCCGTCGACCCCCAGGACAGGCGGGCCTGGGCGCCCAGGATGTTGCCGGCGATGCCACCGGACTGGACGGTGGCGTCGGAATTCATGGCGCCGATCATCGGCATCAGCGGCCGGCCGGTGGTGTCGTTCTGCTGCAGCAGGGTCGTGAAGTTGGCCGGCGCGAAGAAGGCGTACTCGGCCGGCCGGAACCGGACGCCGTAGTAATTCACCACGTTGGCCAGGGCGCCGTTGTAGGGGGTGGCGATCAATTGCACGATGCCTGACGCCGTGGCGCCGGCTTCCACGGCCGTCTTCACGGCCGCCTCGCTGGCCTGGCTGTAGGCCTCAACCAGGTCCTGGAAGATGATGGACAGGACCGAAGGGTCACCCCCGTCGAGGGCTTGCCGGCTGACATCGGTGTACGTGCCGTACGCGGCCGGCGTCACGGTCACGGCCGTGGTGGCCACGTCCGTTGCCGCCGGCGCGACGCCTTCGGCAAAGGCCGCCACCGTGCCGCTGGTGGTCACCTTGGGGAAGACGCGCGGGCGGGCGTCGCTGATCGGCACGCGCTGGAAGGCCGACGCCATCGGCCGGCCCTTCAGGATGCGGGGGGTCAGCAGGCCGGGGAGGTAGTCGTTGGGATAGGCGCCGGGGATTTCGCTGCTGATCACGTCCCCGGCACGCTCCACCAGGGTGGGGTCCAGGATGCGGTTGTAGGCATCCCGTTCCATTGCCACGGACACGTCATACAGATGGGCCTGGTGGCGTCGGACACGCTCGGCCGCGCTGCCGTCGCCCTTCTCCTGAAACCACGTGTCCTGCAGGAAATTGTGGGCGCTGCTGCGGCTGTAGACGGCTTCGGGCCTGGTGATGATCGCCTGGCTGGCGTACTGCGCCACCGTCGACCGCTCCAGGGCCGACCGGTCGGCCTGGGCGATGGGCGGCACGGCGCCGTTGGCCAGGGCCGGCGGCGGCGCCGGCGGATCGGACGCCGCTGCCGGCTGGATGTCTTCGGGCATGTCTGTCTCCATATCGCGCAAGGCGATTCGGGCGCCGTCATAGGCGGGGGACACGGAACCGGCGATGGCGGCCAGCGCAGCTGACCGGTGCAGGACCGTGCCATCACGCATCCGGCGCGAGGTCTTCACGTCAGGGGCGAATTCCACGGACACGCCGTTGATGCCGGCACGTACCTGGTCGAGGTATTCGTTGCCGGCCGGCGTGTCGAAGATGGACGCGCGGAACGTCACGCCTTCGGGGGTGTCGGCCAGGGCCGTCACCACGCCCACCGGCTTCTCCCCGTGGGCCGGTCGGAAGCCCATCCGGCCGCCGTCCTTGCGGTCCATCCAGCGGCCGACCGATTCGGCCAGGGCGCCGGGTGCCAGGGCTTCCCGGCGCACGGACCCATCGGGCTGCAAGGTGTCTCCGCTGGTCACGCCGTAGGGCGCGGCCAGGCCGCTGATGTCGCGCGATCCCTCGCCGGCGTCACGGACGACGCCGAAGGAATCAAGCCTGGTCATTGGGTTCTGACGCCACCACGGTCTGGGCGTGGGCGGCGTTGGCTTCATTCACCGCGTCAATGACTTCCTGCTGGCGTGCCAATTCGTCGGCGCGCGCAATGTGGCGGGGGTCATCGTCGACCGGCTCGGCCGGCTGGTCTTCGGTCTGATCCTTGCTACGGGCCATTGGTGTTGCCTCCTACGGGTGATGCCGTAGGCGCGGGGACGGCCTGGAGCTCGGACGGGTCTTCCAGCGGCGGCAGGCCCAGGATTTCACGCGCCTCTCCCTGGGTCATCACCGGCTTGTTGCCGGTCAGCAGCTGCAAGGTCTGGGCTTCCGCGTAGTGGGTGGAACGCGTCAGCCGGCTGGAATCCATCACCATCCGCCGGCCACCGGGCAGCTGGCTGCTGATGGCGTCTTCAATCGCGCCGATGTAGTTCTGCAGGGTGTAGCGGACCAGATCCTGGTTGGCTTCTTCCGAAGCGTGATAGGTCTGCTGGGCGCCTTCGGGAGCGTTCAGGATTCGGGTGGGGATGCCGAAGTAGCGGCCGATATCGGCCACCTGTTCGCGGCGCGCCTCAACGGCCGCCTGGGCCGTGGGGTCGGCGCCGAATTCCTTGGCGTGCAGGCCGCCTTCCAGGACGGCCGCGTAGTCAGGCCCGCGTCCCCGAGACTCGCGCCATTTTTCCTGCAGCTGTTCGGCCGTGATGCCGCGCAGGACCGTGTCGGTTTCCAGGACCGTGGTCGGCGCGCCGCCGGCCTGCCAGTAGCGGCTGGCGTAGTTCTCGGCCGACAGGGCGGCGGCGAACATGGTCCGCGCCAGGTTCAGGACGCCGCCCACCGTGTCCCAGATGCCTGGCTGGGGTGACCGGTGGATGATCACCAGCTGGTCGCGGTCGATCTCCTGGCCGACCAGGTAGTAGCGGTTCGGCAGGTCAATGGTGAAGATGTCCTGGGTGACCGGCGTCACCAGGATGGGCTGGAGGTACCAGAGGCCCATCGGGACGCCTTCGGAATCCGTGCCGCCGACCTTCAGCAGATAGCAGACGTCGTACAGGGCCAGGGTGTTGACCACGATGGTGGTCCACTCCCGGCGCTCCCGATCCGCCTGGGGTCGGACCACCAGCCGCGACTCCGGAAGCTCCAGGTTGCCGCGCCGCTCGGACCATTCCAGCTGGCTGACGCCGTTGGACAGGATGTCCAGGGAGCGCCAGACCGCTGACAGGCCCTGGACGCTGGTGGACGAAACGGCCGGCGGCGCGACGCCACCGTCAGGGCCGAAGCCGATCATGGAATTGGGCGCGGGGATGGCGTCGCGCCTGCCAAAGATCAGATCGGTGACGCGATCCGTGAAGCCCACGGCAGCCACGGTATCACCCAGGGTGAAGGGCTACCCCAACAGCGGTATCACCCTGGGTGACGGCAGAGGCTACGTGATCCTGGGCATCCCCGGCACGGACACGATGCCGTGGGCGGCAAAGGTCATGGCCATCACCCCGTCAATGGCGCCGGCGGAAGCGTGCCGGCTGAAGCGGAAGGCGCCTTCCATCCCCACCGGCCGCCGGCCGGTGACGGGAATCTGGCTGTCGATCAGCGGGTCATCCACGGCCAGCCGGCCAGACAGGATCATTTCGGTCACGTCCATGCAGGCGGCCACCACGTCCGAAGGCTTCAGCGGCTGCCAGGGCGATGCCGTGGCGTCGGCGTGCCGTTCAAAGGCCGACGCGCCGCCGGCCTGGCTGTCATACACGATGGCCTGGACCAGGTCGATATCGGGGAAGGATTCCACGGCCGCGATCACGTCATCAGCCGTGATGTCGCGCAGATCACGGAAGACTTCCACGCCGATCCTGCCATCCAACCTGACACCGGCCACGCATACGCTGGCGCGTTCCCAGCCAGGCTGGACGTCGACCCCCATCACGTATGGTCCGGTCAGGCCGGCGAGCGGCTCGGGCTGCCGCACGCCGGCCCAGACATGCGGGTTGAAGGCGCTGTCCACGCGCGTATCCACGAAATGATTCAGCCGTTCCCGGCGCCAGCTGTCGGCCGGCAGGATGCCGTACTCGCTGCGGATGGCGGCACGCGTCAGGCGGCCATCGCCCAGGGCCGGGTTGGCCTGGCGGATCTGTTTCCAGTCCAGGCCGGCGTCCGGGTCTTCGGACGCCCACCAGGCGCCGTAGAACGTCGAATCCGGTGGTTCCTCGCCGGCGCAGATGCGGCGCAGCCGGTCATAGAACGCGCGCAGGACCACCGAATCGGCACGGCCGGCCGTGCTGGTCAGCAGCATCAGCGGACTGCGCTGGGCGGATTGGGTGGGGGAGAGGGCTTCCCACATGTCCCAATCGCGCTGGGTCAGCATTTCGTCCCAGGCAACCAGGCCGGCAGACCAGCCACGGACGCTGCCAGGCTGGCCGGTGACGGTGTCAAAGGCCAGGTGGCCGGCGCGGATGCCGCGCCATTCGCTGACCTTCACGCCCTGGAGCTCCAGGGCCAGGAAATCCTGCCAGACGTTGCCGTAGATCAGCCTGGCCTGTTTGGCATCGTGGGCAGCTGCAAGGATGGCCGTCCAGCCGGCGAACGGCGCCAGGTGCCGGCCTTCATCGAGCATCCAGCCGACCAGGGCGCGGACAATCACGCTTTTGCCGCATTGGCGAGCCGTCGACAGCAGGGCGATGCGCGCCAGCAGATCCCCGTTCCGGTCATGGCGCAGGGCGGCATCAATGGCGTGCGCCTGCCAGCGGCCGAAGGTGATCCCCAGGCGCCGGCGCGCCCAGCTGCGGACGGCCTTGCCGTACGTTCCGACAGCTTCGGGGGGGATCGGCGTTTCCCAGCGGGGACCGGGAACGGAACGGGCCATGTGGTTTAAAAGTGGGTTCTGCGTACGCGTTCAGGGTCTGCAGGGAAA